ATGCGGTACAGGTTCGACGGAAAGGAAAAGACACTCGTTATCGGGCCATACCCTCAAATATCTCTTACAGAAGCCAGATCAAAACAGTCAGAAGCAAAAATGAAGTTGCTAGCAGGTGTTGACCCTGCTGAACAAAAGCAAGCCATTAAGAAGAAAGAGAAAGAAGCTGTAGCTGATTCGTTCGGTGACATTTTTCGCGAATGGCATGCTCATAAATCAAAGGTATGGTCGAAAGGATATGCCGACGAGATGATGAGCATGTTCACGGATGACATATTGCCGATCATCGGTCATTTACGCATGGAGGAAGTCGAGCCAATGACTTTGTTGAAGGTCATCAGGTTGTTCAAGGACAGGGGCGCAATGGAACGCGCTGATAAAGCCAGGCGCAGATGTGGTGAGGTATTCAGTTATGCGATTGTAACCGGCAGGGCTAAATACAATCCATCGCCAGACCTTGCTGGAGCCATGAAAGGATATCGCAAGAATAACTACCCTTTCCTTCCCATGCATCGCATACATGAATTCCAGCGGGATCTGAACGCGTATGGCGGCTGGATAGTAATGAAGATTTCCGCGCAGGTGTTGCACTATACAGCCATGCGAACCGTCGAGATGAGGTCGCTGGTATGGTCAGGAATAGATTACGAGAACAGGATTATCAGTATCGACCCGTCGGTAATGAAAGGCAGGAGGCTTCATATTGTTCCTATGTCAGATCAGGTCGTTGAGCTATTTAAAGTATTGCAGCACATAACCGGACAGTATTTGTAAGTATCCCGCATATTCGCTTTGCTTCCCGGGCAGAAGACAGGAAGAAGCCAATCAGCGAGAACGCTGTACTTGGCGTGATTCGTAGCATTGGTTATGAAGGACAGACAAGCGGTCACGGATTCAGGCACCAGTTCAGTACCGTACTGAACGAGAAGCACTGGAATAGTGACGCGATAGAAATGCAGTTGGCACACGTCAGCGGGGGCACCAGATCCGTATACAACCACGCAGCGTATCTTGATACACGACGGGAAATGATGCAGTGGTGGGCGAACTGGCTTGATGAGAAGGTGTCGTAGGGAAGCAGCACAAAGCCTTGCAAAGCTATTCAAAGCTTTGTGTGTCCCGCTTTGGTCTCATAACAACATCACTAGTCGATCAATCATCTTTCAGGTGCTAAACTTCCGTCCTCTAAGAATTCACTGATTTTTATAATGTTAAATCTATTTAGTCGTTATATTTCCGTTGGCGTGCTGAATACCGCCATTCACTGGTTGTGCTTCCTGGCTCTGTTCACCTTGATAGGCATGAATCAGGCGATATCTAATCTTGTCGCCTTCGGCGTTGCGGTTACGTTCAGCTTTTTTGTGAATGCTAAATGGACATTTAATTCTAAAGCAACAACGGGTCGGTATGTTGCCTTTGTCATCTTTATGGGAGGAGTAGCGACTCTTACTGGTTACATTTCAGACCGCCTTCATGCACCAGCGCTAATCACACTGAGTGCATTTTCTGTGTTCAGCCTGGTAGCAGGATTTATCTATTCAAAATTCATTGTCTTTAGGGATACGAAATGAAAATTTCTTTAGTCGTTCCGGTCTTTAACGAAGAGGCCACGATACCTATATTTTATAAAACGGTACGCGAGTTTGAAGGCCTAAAAGAGCATGAAGTTGAGATAGTCTTCATCAATGACGGAAGCAGCGATTCAACAGAATCAATCATCAATGCGCTTGCTGTATCTGATAAATTAGTGGTACCACTATCGTTCACTAGAAACTTTGGTAAAGAGCCAGCCCTATTCGCAGGTCTTGATAATGCTACCGGTGAAGCTGTGATCCCAATCGATGTTGATCTGCAAGACCCTATCGATGTTATTCCAAAACTCATTGATAGGTGGCTAGATGGCGCTGATATGGTTCTGGCTAAAAGAACAGACCGCTCTACCGATGGAAGGCTAAAGCGCAAATCGGCTGAGTGGTTCTATAAGCTACACAACAAAATTAGCAATCCTAAAATCGAAGAAAACGTTGGTGATTTTCGCCTGATGTCGCGCGAAGTTGTTGAAAACATAAAACTACTTCCTGAGCGTAATCTCTTCATGAAAGGTGTTTTGTCATGGGTAGGTGGGAAAATTGATGTTGTTGAGTATTCAAGGGCTGAGCGTGTTGCCGGTAACTCAAAATTTAATGATATAGGAGTGAGCGTTTCTGCCCTCTCCCTGATATATGCCATGTGGATGATCATTGATAAATTGATGTGGGGAAACCCTGTTCCTGGTTATCCTTCGCTTATGACCGCGATTCTCTTCTTAGGCGGCATCCAGCTTATCGGCATAGGCATCATGGGTGAATATATCGGACGCGTTTACACGGAGGTGAAGCAAAGACCCCGCTATATCGTAAAAAACAAAAAAACAATGATGGAATAATGATTACTATGCTCAAGATATTACCGAAAACGGCGATGATACTACTGGCTTTTTTGTCTATTTTTCTTATTGAATGGTATACCCCCATTCACTCTGATGATTACCGCTATTACCTTTTAGGAATTTCGCCGGAATCACATTTTCATCATTATATGACATGGAGTGGCAGGATTATAGCTGATTACACCAGCGCACTCATCCTGTATACACGTTCTCAACTCGTGTATTCCATCAGCGCTGCCGTTTCGACACTGGTATTTTGTTATTTCATTGTGAAGACACCCTCAGGTACATTACGCTGGAATAAATCCGACTACTTATTATTCCCACTAATATTCTTCACTTACTGGATTTCGAACCCGAATTTGGGTCAAACCACTTTCTGGATCGTTGGTGCTGCGAATTATTTGTGGACGAATCTGTTCGTTGTTGCATGGCTGTTCTTCTTTTACACCATAACAATAAAAAACAGTAAAGCGATCAGCCCGTGGGTTGCATTACTAAGCTTTATGGCAGGCTGTTCCAATGAAAGCGTCTCACCTTTCGTCTCGCTTATTTCTGTTCTGGCCATTGCATACGAGTTATGGCAAAACAAATCTGTTTCGCGCAATAAGATAGTTTATAGTCTCTGTGCAATCGCAGGTTCATGCGTATTGATACTTTCTCCGGGCAATTTCATCCGCGCCAGCGGCAAAGAATTCTGGTATGGAAGGCCGATTTTTGAACGTATTTTCATTCACTTAACAGAACGCGTTCATAACCATCTGGCGCTGATCTGGATAGCTTATGTTGTTTTGTTATTGCTGGTCTTACTGGTCATATTCAATAAGCAGATTCGCGCCAAAATTGATAAAACGTCCCTTATCTGCGCTGCGTTAGTCGTATGTATAGGTATTAGCACTTCCTTAATCATGTTCGCGTCGCCGTCCTACCCCGATCGGGTTATGAACGGTACGTTTATGTTTTTCCTTTTAGCTATCTCCTTCATCGCTTACGCCCTGTTGAAAAGCGGCGTTAAGGCTGGAGTCGTCGGCGTAACTGCCGTGACTGTTCTCTGTGGTATCGTATTCCTTTGGTCCTATTCATTGATGCTTAACGGTTATAAAAAAACGGCCGGACAGGAAATCGTAAGACAAAAAATCATTACTAAAGAAATAGCGGCAGGTAAACAGAAGTTTATCATCCCTGACTATTATTTCGTCAAGTTGCAAAATAGCGGTGGTCATTTTGGTTTATTCCATGATCCTGCTGTTTACGGCGAGTATTATCATGTACAAGCTATTTTCAAAAAGAAAGTCAATTTTGATTATTCTGTAATCGCTAATGGAGCGAAGCACAGCCTTTCCAATGAAACGACGGCTTATAGCAACACCCGCGGGGATTTCGCTATTATCAGCCGGGAGCAGCTAACGGGTTCGATCACACTCTCGGTTAATGGACGGCAGAAAACGATTCCAGTTGAGAAAATGAAGCACGCAGAAATCAATGATGAATTCTGGTACTACGCTTCTGTAGACAAAGGTGAAATTACAGCAATTTCATTTTAACTTTACGTAAAACGCGATCTTCGCCATTTAACAAAATGTGCATCAACACAGGCCCGGTAAGCGCAGAAGCGCCACCGGGCAAAACACATTCTGACCCCGCCATCAATTATTTCCTTAAAGCGCTTTAATATCTCTCCCCCCGCCGGAAGGCGAAAATAGCCTCATGAACACGAAAACACGACCCTCGACCCTGCACTGGCAACCTGCCTTGCAACGTCCTGAAGAATACGTCTGCGGGCTGGATGATATTCATCAGGCAATACACATCATTCTGCGCACGCCGCGCGGCAGCGATCCCCACAGGCCGCTTTTTGGCAGCAATCTGTGGCGCTATATCGATTACCCGATCGAGCGGGCCATTCCGCACGTTGTTCGGGAGTCGGTGGAAGCGATTCGCATGTGGGAACCCCGCTGCCGGTTGCTGAAGGTGACGCCGACGATTGACGGCGAACACCTGACGTTACGCGTGCAATGGCGCGCCGCAGACGGCGTAATCAACTCAACGGAGGTGTTATGGCGATAGCCGAACCCGACTTTATTGACCGCGATCCCGCGCAAATCACCAGCGAGATGATTGCGCAATATGAAGAAGCCAGCGGTAAAAAACTCTATCCGGCGCAGGCTGAGCGGCTGCTCATTGACCTGTTTGCTTATCGTGAAAACCTTGTCCGCATCGCCATCCAGGAGGCGGCGAAGCAAAACCTGGTCGCGTATTCCCGCGCGCCGATGCTGGATTATTTAGGCGAGCTGGTTGGCGTTCACCGTCTGCCCGCTCAGGCGGCGAAAACCACGCTGCAGTTTTCCGTCACGACAGCGGCTAAAAGTAACCTGGTGATTCCACAGGGTACTCGCGCCAGCGCGTCGGATAGCGTGATGTTCGCCACCGACGAAGATGTTCTGTTGTCTGCGGGCAGCCTGAGCGTTGCGGTAACTGCAACCTGTGTAGCAACCGGTGAATCCGGCAATAACTGGCAACCTGCGCAAATCAGCGCGCTGGTGGATCGGGTAGGCAATTACGATCTCAGCGTCACCAATCTGACGGCCTCAAGTGGCGGCTGTGGCGAAGAGAACGACGACGCGCTACGTAAACGCGTCCAGCTAGCGCCGGAAAGTTTCAGCAACGCGGGCAGCTATGGCGCCTATCGCTTCCATACGCTCTCGGTCAGCCAGTCGATTATCGACGTGGCGGTGCTGGGGCCGGATGAAGGGCTGGCGGAAGGCTGCGTGGAACTCTATCCGCTGACCCTGAACGGACTGCCGGGGCCGGAGCTTCTTGCCCAGATCGAACGGGAGGTGAGCAAAGAGAAAAAGCGCCCGCTAACCGATAAGGTGAGCGCTAAATGTTCTCCGCGCGTACCTTATCAGATCCGCGCCCGGTTGACGCTGTTTACCACCGCCGATCAGGAGACGACGCTTGCCGCCGCGCGTGAAGCGATTAATACATGGACGCGCTCGCGCCAGACCCGGCTGGGCCAGGACATTGTGCCAAACCAGATAATTAAAGTGCTGCAGGTTGATGGCGTTTACGACGTGGCGCTGGATATGCCCGCGAAAAAGGTATTGCAGGCACACGAATGGGCGGAATGCACGGCCATTGACGTGACGATTGCCGGGGTCAGCGATGGATAAACTGCTTCTGCCGCCGCCGCTGGCCAGCGACGAACGTTTTTCGATTCTGGCGAATATTGCCGCCGAACGCTTTGCGCAAATCGACCTGACGGCGTTGCTGGTCTATCTGGTGGATATCGTTGATGCCTCGGCACTGCCCTCGTTGGCCGGACAGTTTCATGTTCAGGGGCTGGAGGGCTGGCTATTTGCCGCCAATGAACAGGAGAAACGAGAGTTAATTAAACAGGCGATTGAACTGCATAAATATAAAGGAACTCCCTGGGCCGTTCGCCGCGTTCTGGAAATATTATCCTTACCCGGCACGATTTCCGAATGGTTTGAGTATGGCGGTAAGGCTTATTTTTTTAAGGTTGAAATTGAGCTAATTAACCAGGGCATGGATGAAAATCTGTTTAATAACCTGGTCGATCTTATTCATGAGTATAAGAACGTGCGCTCAAAGCTGGAAGCGTTAATTGTCTGGATAATTAACCAAAGCGCTATTCCTGTTATCGGCAGCGCGCTTTACGGTGGAGAAATAACGACCGTCTTACCCTTCCAGGTTCTGGAAGTTCAACAAACTAAACCGATCTATTTCGGTACAGGGCAATGGAGCCTTGAAATTACATCTATTTACCCGGAGTAATTATGGATAATGAGTTTTATACCCTCCTGACCGACAGGGGAATGGCGAAAATCGCCAGCGCCCTTGCGGATAAGAAACAGATACATCTGCAAAAGATGGCGGTTGGCGACGGCGGTGGGCAATATTATGAGCCCACCGCCAGCCAGACCAAATTACGCCACGAAGTCTGGCGCGGCGAGATGAATACGCTGACCGTTGCGCCGAATAACCCTAACTGGCTGATTGCCGAACTGGTGCTGCCGGAGGATGTTGGCGGCTGGTACGTACGTGAAGTGGGCGTATTCGACGACGAGGGCGAGCTGATCGCCATCGGCAAATTCCCGGAATCCTACAAACCGCTGCTGCCGGGCGGTTGCGGCAAGCAGGTCTGTATCCGCCTGATTATGGAGGTCTCCAACACCACGGCGGTGACGCTGACGGTCGATCCGAGCATTGTGCTGGCGACGCGCGACTATGTGGATGTCCGGCTGGACGAGCATGAACATTCGACAAATCACCCGGATGCGACATTAACGCAGAAAGGCTTTACGCAACTCAGTAACGCCACCGACAGCGATGACGAAACCAAAGCGGCCACGCCAAAGGCGGTGAAAGCGGCAATGGCGGAAGCGCGTAATCACACGCATACCTGGAACCAGATCACTGGCGTTCCGGACGGCACGCTGACGCAAAAAGGAATTGTTCAGCTTAGTAGTGCTACTGATAGTACCAGCACAACAGAAGCGGCAACGCCGAGTGCAGTCAAGGCGGCGATGGATAAGGCGAATGCGGCAGCTCCGGCGAACCATACTCACGTCTGGAACCAGGTTACCGGCGTCCCGGACGGCACGCTGACGCAAAAAGGGATAGTGAAGCTTAATAGCGCGACGGACAGCACCAGTACCACAGAAGCGGCAACGCCCAGTGCGGTAAAGGCGGCGATGGATAAGGCGAATGCGGCGGCTCCGGCGAACCATACTCACGCCTGGAACCAGATTACCGGCGTCCCGGACGGTACGCTGACGCAAAAAGGGATTGTGAAGCTTAATAGCGCCACCGACAGCACCAGTACGACGGAGGCGGCGACGCCGAGCGCGGTAAAGGCGGCGGTGGATAAGGCGAGTGCGGCACTGAATCTGGCAAATACGGCAGCTTCAAACGGGCCTCGATACCAGTTTTTTACAGCTAATGGGACTTTTACTGTGCCTGATGGGGTAACACAGGTTTTTGTTGAAATGCTGGGAGGAGGAGGAGGAGGTGGTGGTGGTGGTCATGCCCACGGCACAAATGGATATTTTTATTGCTCAGGTGGTACTCCAGGAGAGTCCGGAAAAACAAACATTACTATCACTCCCGTTATTCCAGGGAAAAACTATGCCGTTATCGTTGGTGCTGGAGGAGTGGGCGGAGCAGGTGGTGTGACTCCCGCCGCTGATGGAAAACGAGTGCAAGAGGCTACGGCCGGGGAGGGGGGGACTAATGGCGGAAACTCGACTTTTATTGATGTTACCGCCAATGGTGGCGTGGGTGGAAACGGTGGCATTTCACACACAGCACAGTCAGGCATGGGGGGACACCCGATCTCAATCTCAGGGGGAAGCGGTGAAAATTCTTCCTTTGGGAAAGGTGGAACTGGTGCTGTTTCAGCTAATGGCGGTGATGCCAGTGGTTATGGGGCTGGTGGTGGTGGTGGTGCATCATCAAACAGTACAGCAATAGCTGCCTCTGGATATTCTGGTGGGCGCGGCTCTGATGGTTTTGTAAAAATTTCATGGTGAAAATATGACTAAATATGTGTACTACCATCCTTCGACTTTTGAGGTTATCGACTGGATTGACGATACCTCACTAAATGTTGTATTACCAGAATCTATAAAACCAGTAAATGACGAACAATGGCAATTAAGAGGAAAACCATGCTGGATTTGTTTAGCACCATTTTCATTTATCACTACACCACCGCCAGGTGAATTTTATCAATTGGTAGGTGATAAATGGATATACAACCCGACAGCTTTCAATGATGCGCTGGTAAATAAAAAAGAAAATGTAGTTCGAAGTATAAAAGCTCACCGCGACACCGTTACCGCCGATTATATCGTTATCGACGGCAACCATTTCCACAGCGATGCTAACAGCCGTATTCAGCAAATGTCACTCACCAGAATGGGTCAGGCAAAGCAGATTCCGGCAGGGTTAATGTGGCAGACCAAAAATAACGGTTTGATTAAACTGACCAACGACATCGCCGCACAGTTTGAAACCGTCACTATGGATCACGACATGCGCCTGTTTGCCAACGCGCAGCGGCATATTGCGGCGGTAGAAGCGCTGGGGGATATCCAGGAAGTGCTCGACTACGACTATTCATCAGGCTGGCAACCATGAGTCAAACCACCGTCTGGCTCGCCTGCTATAAGGGGCGATCGGAGCATCGCGGCATCGCCAGGTTTGCCGACTGGCTCACGCGCAAAGTCACGCGCGGTATCTACTCTCACTGTGAACTGGCGGTGGCGCACGGCGGTAATGAATACCTCTGCTACTCCGCGTCGTTTCGCGATCGCGGCGTGCGGGGAAAGATAATACCGTTACCGGACGATAAGTGGGATAAGCTACCGTTAAAGGCCACGTTGCCGGAAGTGGAGGCCTTTTTCCGCAAACACAACGGCAAACGCTATGACTGGCAGGGCGCGCTCGGTATCGCGCTGTATAACCGGGAGCGCAAAGATAAACTGTTTTGCAGCGAGTTTTGCGCTGAATTTCTCGGACTAAACGATAGCTGGCGCTACTCCCCCAGCCACCTTTATGCCTTAGTCAGTAGCTGGCAATACGATTGTTGAATCTCTCGCCGGGTATAAAGCCCGGCGGTGTTGAATTAAAGTAATACCCTTTATTATTTATTTTTTAGCATCAAATGTTCAGTTTGCATAGCAAATGAAGTATTATAAAAAACCATCTTATAGTATTTTTACCAATTGATATGTGAACCTCCTACGATAATAACATTTATTTAACAAGCTAGCTTTCTTCATTGGAGGAAGAAAAAATCAAACTCTTACATTGCTTATTATTTTCCATATCTAAAAAAGGAAGTGGATTACGGGAATACTGGCGGCATGAGATTATTCGCAGGAATGAATTTTCATTATGTCGATTACTTATGCAGGCCAATAACAATCGCCGCCGTAACTTTTTATTTTGGTGGCGTCTGGCAAATGAGATGTATATCTATGGTTCAAAAAAACAGAAAAAAACTGGATTATGGATTAATCGCAAGCTAAATTCCAAATTTGGAATTGATATAGAACTGGGAGCAGTAATCGGCTATGGTTTGGATATTCCGCATCACATGGGGATCGTCATCACGAAAAAAGCTCGTATCGGTTGTAATTTATCGCTTAAGCAAAATACAACAGTAGGAAACAAGCAAGGTTTAAAAGAAGATGATTTCATTATTATCGGCAATAATGTAGATATAGGAGCCAACACCTGCATTATAGGCTCTATTACTATCGGTGATAATGTCACTATTGGAGCAATGTCATTTGTAAATAAGAGCATTCCTGCAAATAGCATATATATTATCAGGTAATGAAGTATACCTACACATCAATATGGATGACGGTAAAGTGCTGATAGCAGATCTTGGGAATAACAGTCTGTGGATTGATGAATCAAACATATCTCAAGTTCCATTGGGATTCATTAATCCTGAAAAAATACAAAGCATTACCTATGGTATATACACAAGACAGACTATGAAAAGAATTACAGAGAGAACAACAAATATTCATGGTATGCTGCAAAATGAATAATTAGAAGAAGATGCGGCGATTTTTCGCCGCATAAATCAAGATCAATACTCACCGTCAAGATGTATCATATCCCCGGATGATAGAGCGAATAGGTTAATGTCATTAACTAGCCCCCCGGAATACGTAAGTGTCATACCCTGCTCTCCTGATTTTATGTAGCCCTGAATAGGATATGATTTATTGTCGGACGCATCAAAAAGAGTGCCACTAACAAAGGATGTTACTGACGAGATATGTGGTGCCGTAATAGCGATAGCCCCTGTAATAGAACTACCAGCACCCAATTCAGTGTGAACAAAAATTCTTGTTTTATTGCCGAATTTATTATAAGCACCGAATGTAAAACCCGCTCCTATGTTAACATTAGATAATGTAGGCGTGTAACTGTGTTGATTGACTTCAACAGCGCGGTAAGTGTAAAAGTTTGGCACGCCACCTTCATTAAAGGTACTCATGTATAGGTCGAAACCAAAAGGTCGGTCAATGCTATTTCGCGCGAGCAAATGGTAAACAGTGGCACCAGTTGGGGAATCATACGCGATGTTTACACCTTTAATTGAACAGCCGCCAGCGCCCTGGTCTATAGCGTATTTAGTATTCCAGAAACGACCGCCATATACGTTAATTTCATGCCCCCCTGTGCAATTCTAATACCGATATTCTCTATCGCTGAATCATCCGTCTGTCCATCACAGTAGGTCTGATAAAACGTAAAACCCTTGGCAATTCCTTTTATATCGATTCCTAATGTACCTTCAGACGGTTTGCATTTATAAAAACTGAACGCATCACCACCATCAATTTCCCATTGTGTTGCTTTTCCGTTTGATGATAGTACGTTGACGTTATGAAACTCCAGGAAGCTATTCTCCTGAAACCCCTGTGTATCAGTAGGTTTTGGCTCATAGGTTTTAATCCCCAAACCAGTTGCCGAACGCACTTCTATATCACGGTAACTGTGGTCAAAGATAGCTTCGTGGTACAACCCTATTCCATTAGGGTCTGTTATCCTTAGATCTGAAAAATCATACCACAAACCTGCACGCCTGATATCTAGAGCGTTCCCGGTAAGTCCATTAGCTCGTATTTCGAAACCTTTAAACACCGCCCCGAATACCGCACCCTGTCCAGAAGCACCCCAGCCAGTACCCCAAATTTTTATTGCGGCATCCATCGACCCACCTGGCACCAGGAAACAACACTCGCGTCCAGCACCCTCGAATTTGGCCGAGACGTTGGTTGTTTGATTTACTAATTGAATGGCAGAAGTGAATTTGTATTCTTTTTGGGCGCAACCGTAAATAGTATTGCCTGTTGTCTGCGAGAACAGCGCAGCAGCATTTAACGCAACTGTATCATCGGTAACCCAGTCACCTTTTGCGCCAAAATCTTCAAAAGTATAATGCTCAGCCATTTTATCATGAACAATTCTGGCTACTGTCCCATCGCCGGGTTGTTTTACAGCGACTAGGAAATCTCCAAATCCATCTGATGGATCTGCTAACTTAACTTGTAATTGGTCTGGATCATACTTCAGCACATTTGGATAGTAGAACTGCTGCGAACCAGACGCGTCATACACAGCCATGCTGTGACCCTGCACAGTCACAAACTTTGCAATCTGTCCGTTGTAAACTGGATAACCTCCGGCGTTGATGATAAGCGGCTGAGATACTGGTACATGGCTGCCATCCTCATTATCAATGATAAACCTGTATCTGATTTGCTGGATTTACCGGGTCAGTATCAATCTGACCAATATAAATTTTACCATTTACCACGGACTTGAATGAGCGCGGCATAGTGAACAACTGCGAAGGCATGCTTACAACGACATTTGCTGTGATATCTGACATCTACTGTGCTCCAGGCGCAGCAAAGCCGCACAAGCTAATACTTGCGCAGCGTTGCGTCATATTTGGTTTATAATGAGTTAAAGATCAGGGGGATTTATGGAACGTGACTTTCTTAACTTTGCGTTGTTACTATGCGGAATTGTCGTCGGTAAATTGTTATTCGCTTAATGCGTCTGATTTAGCGCCTTGAGCAACAGAGTTAACAGCCCGTTCAACATCAGCTAATGCTTTCTCAAATGCAGTAGAACCACGTGGCGTGTTAGCCAACCGAAGCATTGCATTTCGTGCTGGTTCACTCTCATACATTCTCGCCAGCAATCCATAACCACCACCGGCCCCAACTAGCGCAGGGTTAGTTGCTGATCCAATTCCTAAGATAAATGGGATTGTCTGCTGGCCGGTTGGCGTTGTTACGCCTGCCTGACCTGCACGCTTGGTTGACTCAAGATAATTCTTCAGACCTTTCAGATACGCAGCATCACGTCTTTTAAAAGCGATTCCTGCAGGGGACAATTGATACCCAGGACATTCTCTTCTTGCTGCATAACCTTTCGAGCGGTTCCCCTTTCATGTTGCTTTTATTGCCCCTATGCAATATCACCGGACATGCCATACGTTCAGCAAAAAGTCGTCATCGGCCGGTTATGACCGATGACATCCTGATGTGGTCTAGAAGCGGTACTGCAACCCCGCGGTAACCGTATAGTTATTATTAGCTATACCTGCGGCATCGCCACCAAAATACGCCGTATCACCGCTGGTTTTATCTATGATTTGCGTACCGCCCTTACCTTCTTCATATTTACTGTAAGCGAACTCAGCAAAGATTTTTGCATTACTGGTAATATAATATCCGGCGTCAATAGAAGCGCCATAATATCGTGAATTTTCCGTTTTTTCACGGAAGGTAAGTTTGCGCATGTAGTGTTCGTCATTATCATTCGCATTTACCCAGTCGCTGTATTTAAACAGTACATTACACTCAAAGTCATTAATACGATAATCACCCGCCAGCCCGATATAGGGCATTTCGAAACGCTGGCTATAACCTATACCGCGCACGCCATGAGGAAAGTTACCAATATACCGACCATTATCATAAATATAAGACCCGCCTCTTGCCGTCCAGCTAAAACGGGTTTCCTGATAGCCCGCTGTCACGCCCGCCTTGTAGTTATCGCCCTGCAATAACCAACCTTTCACATTCAAATCGTATTCATTAGCATAGTTGGCGCTGGTGTCCGGATGAATTGAACGATCGGTCCAGCCTGGCTGCTCACTGCTCATCCAGTCATGGTCAACCATATGACCCGATCCCGACGCCAAAGATGTCCAGCCGCGGGCGTCCAGCGTCATGAACGAATAGGGTTCCCATGATAAATCCCCCTGCAACGTGGCGACATTTTTTATTTTCCAGTCCAGTTGACTAATCTTCCGCCCGGTGTCGGTGTCATAAACCAGCTCCCTGGATTTACCATTTAACACCCCCACAGAAAGGGATGTCGTGACGCTATCAGGAGAGACGTCCGGAATAAATAAGGTAGACTCCGCATAAACCGACTCAGAAAATACGGCGATCATCATTACTGCAATAGCATGTTTTTTCAT